GAAGGGCGGTTGGGCGTGCGCACCCAGGGCGGTGGCCGGCCGGTGCAGGTGACGATCAACATCACCACCCCCGACGTGCAGGGGTTCCAGCGCAGCCAGAGTCAGATCGCCGCCACCATGAGCCGGGCGCTGAGCCGCGGCCAGCGCAACGCCTGAGGAGGAGAACGCCATGGGATTTCACGAAGATCGGTTTCCCGCCAACCTGAGCTTCGGCTCGGTCGGCGGACCCGAGCGGCGCACCGAGATCGTGACGCTTGCCAACGGGTATGAAGAACGCAACACGCCTTGGGAAAACGCCCGGCGGCGCTATGACGCGGGGGTCGGGCTGCGGTCGCTCGACGATATCGAGCTGTTGATCGCGTTTTTCGAGGCGCGGCGCGGCCAGCTTTACGGGTTTCGCTGGAAAGACTGGTCGGACTACAAATCCAGTCTGCCATCGGTTGACACCGGGCCGCTGGATCAGTTGATCGCGCATGGTGACGGGCAGACCCACGGGTTTCAGCTGAACAAGCTCTATGCCTCGGGCGGCGCGGAATATGTGCGGCCGATCGTCAAGCCGGTGCAGGGCACGGTGACGCTGGCGGTCGATGGTCAGCCGCTGGTCGAAAGCATCCATTTCGAGGTGGACACCACCACCGGCATCGTCACGCTGGTGGACGCGCCCGATATCGGCGTCGAGCTGCGCGCGGGGTTCGAATTCGACGTGCCGGTGCGGTTCGACACCGATCTGATCCAGACCTCTGTCGCCAGTTTCCGGGCCGGTGACGTGCCGCGGGTGCCAATCGTGGAGGTGCGGGTCTGATGCCGGTTTCAAACGATTTTCAGGCGCATCTGGACAGTGGCACGACGACGCTGTGCCGGTGCTGGGTGGTGACCCGGCGCGACGGCGTGGTGATGGGGTTTACCGATCACGACAGCGATGTGGCGTTCGACGGCATCGTGTTTCGCGCCAACACCGGGATGAGCGCCAAGGCGCTGAGCCAGACCAGCGGCCTGTCGGTGGACAACACCGAGGCGGTGGGCGCGCTGTCCGACGCGGCGGTGACCGAGGCCGACATTCTGGCCGGACGGTTCGACGGCGCCGGGGTGCGTGCCTGGCTGGTGAACTGGGTCGATCCGAATGAGCGGTTGCAGCAATTCACCGGCGCGCTGGGCGAGATCACCCGCACCGGCCAGGCGTTTCAGGCCGAGTTGCGGGGCCTGAGCGAATTGCTGAACCAGCCGCAGGGCCGGGTCTATCAAAAGCCCTGCGCCGCGATTCTGGGCGATGCGGCGTGCAAGTTCGACCTTAACACTGTCGGGTATAGCATTGATACCATGGTTGAAACCGTGGACGATGCGCGGCTGTTCCGATTTTCGGCGATGGACGGGTTCGGGCCGCGTTGGTTCGAGACCGGGCGGCTGATCATGCAGAGCGGCGCAGCCTCGGGGCTGATCGGGGTGATCAAGAACGATCGCTTTGACGGCACCGTCCGGGTGGTCGAGCTGTGGCAAAGCCTGCGCGCCGATGTGGCCGTGGGCGACGCGCTGCGGCTGGAGGCCGGGTGCGACAAGCGGGCCGAGACGTGTCGGGTAAAATTTAACAATTTCAACAACTTTCGCGGCTTTCCTTTTATTCCTGGCGAAGATTGGCTGATCAGCTATCCGATACGGGGCGGGGCCAATGACGGCGGGAGCCTTCAGGGGTGAGCGTGATTGCGGCGCGTGCGGTGGCCGAGGCGCGGGGCTGGATCGGCACGCCCTATCTGCATCAGGCATCGGTCAGGGGGGCGGGCGCCGATTGCCTGGGTCTGCTGCGCGGGGTCTGGCGCGCGCTTTACGGGGCCGAGCCCTGGGCGCTGCCGCGCTATAGCCGCGACTGGTCGGAGCCGGCGCATGAAGAGCGGTTGTGGGCGGCGGTGGCGCGCTATCTTCGGCCCAAACCCGTGGCCGCAGCCACCGGTGGTGATGTCATTTTGCTGCGGATGAGATCGGGCGCGGTGGCCAAGCATCTTGGCATTCAGTCGGCCACCGGCGCGGATGCCGGGTTCATCCATGCCTATTGGCGGCACGGTGTGGTGGAAAGCCCGCTGAGCCGCCCCTGGGCGCGCCGGATCGTGGCGCGCTTTGAATTTCCAGACGGGAGAGACTGATGGCGACGATTGTTTTGTCGGCGGTAGGGGCGGCGGTCGGGTCGGCGCTGGGCGGCTCGGTATTGGGGCTGTCGAGCGTGGTGATCGGCCGCGCGGTCGGTGCCACGCTGGGGCAGGTGCTGGATCAAAGGTTGCTGGGCAGCGGCTCGGCCCCGGTCGAGACTGGCAAGGTCGACCGGTTCCGGCTGACCGGTGCCAGCGAGGGCACGGCGGTGAACCGGCTGTACGGGCGCAACCGGATATCCGGCCAAGTGATCTGGTCGTCGCGGTTTCTGGAAAGCCGGCACACCAGCGGCGGCGGCAAGACCTCGGGGCCGGAGGTGACCAGTTTTTCCTATTCGGTCAGCATCGCGGTGGCGGTTTGCGAGGGCGAGATCACCCGGCTGGGTCGGGTCTGGGTCGATGGCATCGAGATGGCCAAGGACAACCTGAACCTGCGGCTTTACACCGGCACCGAGGATCAGTTGCCGGACCCGAGGATGGAGGCGGTCGAGGGCACCGGGATGGTGCCGGCCTATCGCGGCATCAGTTACGCGGTGATCGAGGATCTGCAACTGGCGCCGTACGGCAACCGGGTGCCGCAGTTTTCATTCGAGGTGGTGCGCGCGGTGCCAACCGACGATCCGGCGACCAAGAGCCTGTCGGAGCTGGTACGGGGGGTCGCGCTGATCCCCGGCACCGGCGAATACGCGCTGGCGACGACGCCGGTGCATTACGGTGCCGGGCCAGGGGTGAACACCTCGGCCAACATCAATTCGCCGTCGGGCAAGACCGATTTCGCGACCTCGCTGGAGGTGCTGGACGACGAGTTGCCATCTGCGAATTCGGCGCTGCTGGTGGCAAGCTGGTTCGGCGACGATCTGCGCTGTGACACCTGCACCATCCGGCCCAAGGTCGAGCAATCGGAATTTTTCGCCAAGCCGGTCAAGTGACTGGTGTCGGGGATCGACCGTTCAACCGCGCAAGTGGTGCCCGAACAGGACGGCAAGCCGGTCTATGGCGGTTCGCCCGCAGATCACGCGGTGGTCGAGGCGATAACCGCGCTGAAGGTGGCGGGCAAGGCGGTCACGTTCTATCCGTTCATGCTGATGGATCAGGTCGCGGGCAACGCCCTGACCGACCCGTGGACCGGCAATGCGGGCCAGCCAGCGCTGCCCTGGCGAGGGCGGATCACCACATCGCTTGCGCCCGGTGTGGCGGGGTCGCCCGATCAGAGTGCGCAGGCCGAGGCCGAGGTCACCGCGTTTTTTGGCAACGCGGCGGTCACCGATTTCACTGTCGGGCAGGGAATGGGTATCTTCGGCCAGCTGCTGCCGGCGTCGATCCATGACACCAACGCCACTGTGTTTTATACCGGGCCGGCGGAATGGTCGTATCGGCGATTCATCCTGCATTACGCGCATCTGTGCGCCGCGGTTGGCGGGGTTGAGGCATTCTGCATCGGTTCGGAAATGCGGGCGCTGACCCAGATCAGGGGCGCGGGCGGCAGTTTTCCGGCGGTGGATGCGATGCGCACACTGGCCGCCGACGTGCGCGCCGTTCTGGGGCCGGATGTAAAGATCGGCTATGCCGCCGACTGGTCGGAATATTTCGGCTATCAGCCGCAGGACGGGTCGGGGGATGTGTATTTTCACCTCGACCCGCTGTGGGCCACGCCCGAGATAGATTTCATCGGCATCGACAATTACATGCCGATGTCGGATTGGCGCGATGGCGAGGATCACGCCGACGCGGGCTGGGGCGCGATCTATGCGCTGGACTATCTGCAATCGAACATCGAGGGCGGCGAGGGCTTTGCGTGGTATTATCCGCATCAGGCGGCGGCCGATGCGCAGCGACGCGAGCCGATCGTGGACGGCGCCTATGGCGAGGACTGGGTTTTTCGCTACAAGGACATTCGCAACTGGTGGCTGAACCAGCATTTCGAGCGGATCGGCGGCGTGCGTCAGGCCACTGCGACCGGATGGCTGCCGCAAATGAAACCGGTGTGGTTCACCGAATTCGGCTGTGCCGCGATCGACAAGGGCACCAACCAGCCCAACAAGTTCCTTGATCTGAAATCGTCGGAATCGGCGTTGCCCGCCTATTCCACCGGGGTGCGCGACGATTTTCTGCAACAGCAGTATCTGCGGGCGATGACGACCTATTGGGGCGATCCGGCGCGCAACCCGGTCTCGGACGTATATGGCGGGCCGATGATCGACATGAGCCGCGCCAACGTCTGGGCCTGGGACACCCGCCCCTATCCGCAGTTCCCGGCCAACACCGAATTGTGGAGCGACGGCGACAATTACTATCGCGGGCATTGGCTGAACGGGCGCGCGTCGGCCCAGTCGCTGGGCGCGGTGGTGGTCGAGATCTGTGCGCGCTCGGGCGTGTATGCGGTGGATGTCGCCGACCTTTATGGGGTGGTGCGCGGCTATACGGTTTCCGGCATCGAGGGCGCGCGGGCGATGTTGCAGCCGCTGATGCTGGGGTATGGGTTCGACGCGCTGGCGCGCGACGGCGTGCTGGTATTCCAAAACCGCACCGGTCGCCAGATTGCTGCTATCGACAACGCGCGGCTGGCGGTCACCGGCGACACCGACGGCGATCTGGACACGACCCGCGCGCCGGAGGCCGAAACCGCCGGCCGGGTGCGGCTGAATTTCATCGAGTCCGAGGGCGATTACGAGACCCGTGCCGCCGAGGCGGTGTTCCCCGACGAGGTCAGCCTGGGGGTGTCGGTGTCGGACCTGCCGCTGGTGTTGAGC